ACGGATAGAACCATTAGCAGCAGACATAAGCATAGAGATACCAGAAGCAGTACGCCCCACACCACTGACGCCAGTTTGACCATGCGCGAAACTTGGAAATCCTGTGCTTTCATCAGCTAACACCCTTGCTTTATCAAAGAGTTGCATGTTTTCGCCAGCTACGTTAGGAAACTTTGTACCAAAGATACCTTGACCTGGAGCACCACCTTGTCTCCTAAATATCTTACCAGGATACACAGATAAGTCTTGTCCTGGCACTAGATTA